CCGCCGGTGCTCTTGTCGGTCGTCATGACCCACTCGTTCGGGGCGGCTGGCCGGAAGTCCTCGTTCACGTATCCCACGCGGACGTAGGGCCACGCCTCGGCCACGATGGGGTAGTCCGATTCGACCTTCAGGTCTTTGTAGCCGTGGACGGCGACCATCTCGGGGGATTGCAGGAACTTCCTGATGCTGTCGGTCGCAGCCGTAAGGCAGCTGTAGAAGTACCCCGCGTGCTTCGGCTCGTGCCATACCATGTGCCCGTCGTTACTCATCAATCCACTCCATCATCCCGCCGACGAAGGCGTAGTCTATGTCCTCGCTGTGCATCGCTATCGCGTCGTCTATCGCGTCGGCGATGAACTGCACGGGGCCGTGGCCCGGATGCACCCAGCTCCTCGATTGGCGCGTCTCCGGCATAAGCTCGCCGTCCTGACCGCGCACCCAGTACGTCTTCTCGCCCTTGCGCCACTGGTTGATGTTCGTCACCTTGCGGAACACGAGCTGGCCGCCGATCACCATGGGGACGGTGTTGTGCGTGACTATGTAATCGTTCGTGACGTACAACCCGTCCGCGCTATCGACGAGGATGCAACGGCACTCCTCGCGTCCGGAAAAGGAAACGCTCTTGAATCTCCTGCACCAACACTTTGCGCTCTGATGCGCAACGTTGTCAAGATAGCGCTTCAGCTTCTTTTCGTAAGGGGCGAGGAACGGCACAACGCCGTTGTCGAACCTCATCTCGACGATGTACGCCACACCGTTTCGATATTTGCCGCTGCGCCTGTCCTCGTGAATATACGCATGGCCTCCGAGCGAAAGCGCTAGGCTCCGCACCTGCACCGCGAGGTCGCGGCACACCGTGGTGTGCTGGCATATCGCACCGCGAGCGGCGCACGAGCCGTCCGTGTCCATGAGGCCCTGCAATAGAAGGACGCGATCTTCGACGCACGAAAGCATGTACTCTTCTGGGATGGTCTTGCCGTATGCGTCATGCCCCCATAGTCCGAGCGACCTGAACGCATCTATGAGCGGCGATGTCGAATTGCCGCCGCGCCCCCAACGCGACGGCGCGGCATTGTAGCCGGGAGCGCCGCACGCCAACGCTATTCTAGCTCCATCTTCAGCGACCGCATGGGGGGTGACGCACTCCGGCACGAACCTCATGAACGTGTCGATGCCAGCCCCGTCATAACAGCAGAAGTACGGATACGGCCCCCGGAGGCATCCATCGCCTATCATCGCTCCGACAAAATATGGATGCAATGGAAGATCGCGCTTGTCGAACATGATCTTCGGGGCAAGACGGATGCGCCAGCTATCGCCGTGCGTCCTCCCTATCCTTCCCATGAAGTCTTCTAACGGCATCACCCGATCATCGACCCATGCCCCGTTGCGCCTGACAGACCATAAGTGCTCTTTCGTGCATCTTGTATGGCCGCCGTCCGTGAACTCGACATCGTAAACGTCGCACATGCCCTGATCGTAAACATCGATCACCTTCACAGGCGCTCCGTCCGAGCCGATGACCAAGCATCCCGGCTCTATCTCCCCCATCGGCTTGAAGCCGTCGGGCGTGAGCACCGGCTCCGAGAGCGGCTGCGCCTTCCCGTACAGGCTCTTCATCGGGAACGTCTGGAAGCCGTTCTCTTGGCAGATGAGGTAGTGGTGCTCCGGCACGATGCCGACACCCGCGTAGCCAGCCGCGTAGTCGGGCGACGGGTAGAACGCCATCCTGCCGCCCTTGAACGTGGCGAATATGCCGCTTCCGTACTCCGCCGCGAGGTCGCATGCGGTCTCCGAAACCATGTCGAGCACGCGGTTCGCCAGACTTGTCCCGGTTAGGGGCATGTCGGCGTAAACGTCCTCGATCACTCGCTCGTCCACGGGGAGCCTCCTACGGCCAAGACGGCTCGGACTGCCACTTGCCGCCGCTCTGGTTGTCGGAGTTCATGAGCTGCGGCGGGTCGCACACGTGGTCGCGCGACACCGTGAGCGAGTGCGGAGCGCCGCCCCACAGCTCGTCGGAATAGCGGAAGTCGGTAGGGAGCAGCAGCTTCGCCGTCCCGCTCTGCGACACGAGCATGCGCTGCAAGTTGGTCGTCATCTCGGTGTTGTTCGACGACACAACGCCCTGAATCGTCTGGTACTTCACGGGGCCGTCCAGCTGGAAGATGCGACCGCGAAGCGTCACGAGCGTGCCGGTCATCTCCAACACCTCGCACAGCAGGTCGCCGTCGTGGCAGATCGGCTCGACCGCCATCTTCACCGTAACGTCGAACTTCTCGCGCGTGCCGTGGTTGTCGTACTCGGTGTTGTCGCTGCCGTTCTCGTTCACCACCATGCGGCGCGTCTCCAAAGGGCGGTAGCCTCCGTCGAACGTCGTGCCGTAGCAGTTCGGGCAGTCGTTCGGTCGCTTCGACTGGTGGTTCACCTCGTCCCAGCAGACCGGGCAGCGCTTCACGAGGCCGTCCGCTAGGTCTTGCAGCGTCCACATGCGGCGCACGAGCCACGTTGAGCCGCACAGCCTCATGCCGTCCTCGACGGCCTTCCTCGTGTAGAGGACTTCGCGGGAGACGTGCCCCGCGTCCCAGTAGGCGACCCGTCCCATCCTAGCGCCCCCACCAAGGCAGGGCCTTCTCGTAGGAGCGGAAGAAGGGCCGTCCCAGAGAGGCGTAGGGGATGGATGCCCAGTCGATGAGCGCGATGGTGTTGTGCGCCGCGCTCATGTCCTGAAGGACGGTGGACAGCTTCTTGCCCGCCTCCTTCAGCTGGTTCTGGTAGTCGGTCAGCACGGACTGCCAGCGGTTGAGGTAGTCGCGGCGCACCACGTCCGGCGCGCCGACGCGGGACGTGTCCGGTATCTCGACGTAGCCGATTATGTACTGGCGTATTATCTCGATCTTCAAGGCGACCTCGAACGCCGCCGACAGGAATGGAACCGCCCACGGGAACGACTGCATGTCCCAGTTCGCGCTGGGGTGCATGCAGTACGTCATGAGGGTGCCGAGCGCCGCCGGGACGAGGGCAGCGTCAGCGTCGATGCTGTACGGCGTTACCTCTTCCAGAAACGGCCCCCAGTCGTTGTTGTCGAACTGCATGGTGAAGTAGGCGGCGACGTTGCGCACCGCCGACTGCGCGCCCTCCGGCAGGTCTGCGAACTTTATGCTTCCCTCTATCTCCATGGTGCAGGCTCCTTCCCGCCGCGCCCAGAACTACTCGTTGTCGAACACGGGACGCGCGTCTGCGGGCGCGAGGGGCGACGTGGCGGCCTCTGCGGGCTTGGAAGCGTCCGAACCCTCTCCTTCTGCGTTCCCCGCCTCTGCGGGCTTCACAGGTGCCTCTGCGGGCTTCTTGGCGGCCTTCTCGTCGGCCTTCTTCGCCGCCGCGCCGGTCTTCGTCCACTTCCCGTCGATCAGCTCGTAGTCGTCGGGATTCTCGTCCTTGTGGCGACCGCAGAAGCGCGGAGCGTCCTCGTACCTCTCGCCCTCCGCGAGCTGCACGACGGCGTTGCACGGGTTGCCGTTCTTGAACACTCCGGGGCAGTGCACGGTGGTAAGAACCTCGGTGCCGCCCGCGTCGATGAGGTCGGCGACGGTCTCCTGCTCCTTCGCGGCCTTCGGCTTCTCGCCGTCCACGATCTCGACGTAGCCGAGCGACACGAGCGTTCTGATCGCAGCGTCGTCCTCCTTCGCGTCGATCAGCGCCACGGTCTCGCCGGGTGCGATCTGGCGCTGGCGCTTGCCGTCGTTGTAGGCGAAGTTCTGGAATGTCTTGGACACGTTCTTCAAAAACATGGCTTTCTCCTTACTTGCGGGTTGACTTTCCCTTGGTTGCAAAGTCTACCTCAAAACGGGAAGACGTGCGACATGCGCGGTGTCGATTAAATAATCGAGGCCCTTGACAGGCCGTGCCCCCCCCCATAACGGTTCCTTCGGGCGGCCAGATCAACATAGTCAGGCTCCCGACACCGGCGTAAAAAAAAAGAACCCCTCTCGCGAGGGGTTCTTCTCTTGCTGCGGTTAAGCTCCATTCAAGTCCATGCGGACGACACCGTAGGAGTTGGCGATGATCTCGTTGATGAGCTCGCTGTACACCCAGCCGATGGTGAAGTTCTCGGCCTTGGGGTTGTCCACGCCGTCGAGCTGCTTCAGAATCGGCATCCAGCCAAGATACTCCGGCTCCGGAACGAGGTAAATCTTGTTCATCGGGCAGATGATCGAGGTCATGATGGAGAAGCGGCCCATCTTGGTGATCGGCTTGCCGTCCATCACGTCGTCGAGGAACTTAACGCCCGTGGTGTCGAGCTTCCACTTGTACAGGTCGTTCGCCGTCGCCGGGTTCATGATGACGCGGTTGGACTGCAAGCGGTTCTGGATGGCGATCTTCTCGGCATCGTAGAACGCGCCGGGGTTGATCTCGCCGGTGACCGTGGTCACATGCGAGGTGAGGCCCGCCCAGTCCGGGTTTTCGGAGGTGATCTTGGACACGGCAGCGTCGAGCGAGGAGAACAGGTAGCCGTCCTCCTGCTCCATGATGCGCTGCTCGGCCTCGCCCTTGGCGTAGTCCACCATGTTGATGGCGAGCTTGTAGATGTCCTCCTCGGCGATCTGGGGGAACGCCGCGATGCGGATGACCTCGTAGCGTACGCGGTTGCCCTCGTACTGCGCGATCTTCACTTCGTTGTCGTGCGGTTGCAGCTTGTAGGCCGCGCCGAACTCGGTGGTGATGTCGTAGAACAGGCCAGCGCCCTGCGGCAGCGGGTCTTCCATCAGAACGGAGCGCACGATGCCCTCGTAGCGGAGACGCATGATGATCGGGCCTACCACGCCCTGCGCGACCTTGGTGGACGCGAGACGCATGTCGTGGCGGTTGTCCGTCAGAATCTTGTTGAGCGCCGCCTGACGCTTCGCGGGGGACGACGGGTTCGCACCCATCTCCGCGACGATCTCGGCGGAAGTCTTAGGCATTGCCATTTCTCTGCACCTTCCCTTCTTGTCTTAGCGGGCGAACGTGACGATGAGGGTGGAACCCTCCATGCCGAGCAGTTCGCAGATGGTGTTGGCGGTCTTGGTATCGGGCGTGTCTTCAAGCGTGAGCAGGCCCTTGGCGTTGGACTTCAGGTAGACGTTCTTGCCAGCCTTCAGGTTGGCGATCTGCGCCGTCCAACCAGCGCCCGTGTCGTACGCCGGGGGATAGATGGCGAACTGGCTGTCTTCGCCGCCGACCCACACGCCCATCAGGTTGAGGCCGTTTTCGCGCACCTCGTCGATGTTCATGCCGGGAGCGCAGAAGCTGTCTGCGAGGCCGTAAGGGGCCTTCGTGCCGTCGCACAGGGTCACAACGCCGTTGCCGAGATAGGACATGACGCAGCCGGGAAGGATGTCTCCGGATGCGGCGGTGAACGTCGGGTCGAGCGTCATGGACTGGTTGGTGGCTTGGGTCTTCGCGTACAGCGGCTTGATGGTGCGGTGCTGCAAGGGGTTGTTGGCGGGAACCATGAGTGCCATAGTAACCACTCCTTTCTTTCGTCTTAGTAGAGCGCACCGAGTTCGGTGCGGGTTGCGGATACGGCCTTGCTCGCGGTCTTCGCCGCGACGTGTCGGGCCGGTGCGACACCGGCGACGCGCTGGGCGCTGCCCACGGCGCGCAGCTTCTCGGTCGCCAGCTTCATGGCCTCGACGGAGTAGCGGTTGGCGTACTCCTCGCACACGGCGGCATCGCGCACCGTCGGGGCGAGGACACCTGCGGCCTTCTCGACCTTCACGAGGTCGAGCGCGGCGCAGAACGTCGCCTTGGCGGCCTCCACGGACGCGGGCGGCTTAACGCCCTCGCCGTTGTCCTTGGTGGTGCCGTCGGGGGCGATGGACTTCTCTTCGAGGTCGTCGGAAACGGCGACCTCGGTTGCC